AAACCATCATAGCGTTAATTTAGCGTTATTCCGAGGCGTATAGTTCTTCCATTGGAAATGGAAATGGAGGAATTTTCGTGGCGAATAAGCGCGTGGCGTTACTGAGGTACGTGAAAACACCGACCGGGTGGAAGCGTGTAGGTGTGGAGCGCAACCGGCGCGGCGAAACCCTTTTAACGAAAGGGGAGGTCGTGCTTGAGCGCGGCCTATACCAGTTGCGCTGGTATGTCGGCAAGAAGGCTCACTTCATGTCCGTTGGGGAGAGCCTAGAGGAAGCGATCATCGCTCAGGACAAGAAGGCGGCTGAACTCCACGATGCGCCTGAAGCAGCCAAAAGAGCGGGTGGAACCTTCGTTCCGGAGGACCCGGCGCGGAGGACTTTGTCGATCCTCAAGGATGAGTTCATCCGTCTGAAGCAGAAGTCCAACAAGGACAGGGAGACCGTTCTTGCATATCAGAACCTGATCGGCCAGTTTCTTGAATGTGGCAAGCGTTATCCGGAGCAGATTGAGGGTATCGACCTGTTGGAGTTCTGCCAGAATCTGCGTGACAGGAAACTGTCTGAGAGAACGGTCCAGAACTACTTCGGTTCAATCACTGCATTCCTTAACTTCTGTGGGATCGATCACAAATTGCTGGTCAAGAAGGAAGACCGTCCTCGCAAGGAAGATCCCGATCCCATCCCGTACGACAAGGAAGACGTCGCCAAGTTCATGAGCCACTTGAAGACAGAGCGGCACCGGCTGTTCTTTGAGACTTTGCTGAAGGTTGGCCTTCGTGAGCGGGAAGCGACTTTCCTGGAATGGGAAGACCTCAACTTCCGCGATTCTTGCGTGGATGTTAAGGGAGCGAAGACTAGAATGCTGACTGTCAATGGCGAGAAGAAGGAGTTCAGGTTTCAGACCAAGACTCGGAAGAGCCGGACCATTCCTCTGGAAACTGGGTTACTGGAGAAACTGAAAGCATGGAGGCAGAGTAACCCGACTACTCAATTCGTGTTCGGGACTCGCAAGGATTTACCAGACGGGCACCTGCTTGAAACCTGCAAGGAGATCGCCAAGGCCGCTGGTCTTGTTTCTGAGGACTGGTACCTTCATCGGTTCCGTGGAACATTTGCAACCTGGAGTCTGTGGGCTGGTGTTGATGCCCGAACTGTTCAGGAGTGGCTAGGACATACCAAGATAGAAATGACAAGCAGGTATCTTGCCCCACAGCGCGGTCAGAAGGCACAGGACAAGATCAACGCTGTGTCATGGGGAGTTTAGCCGAGTTCCGTACCGGCAACGGGTGACCAACCCGACGTTCGCAGGAGGAGAAATCAGGAATGACTCCCGCAGAAGTTAGTTCAACGCCGTCAGGTCTACAAGTTGAAGAAGCTCTGCTTGTTCCTCGGTGGTTAACGAGTCGAAGAAGTGTGAGTAAGCCTGCTTTTCAAGATCTGGAGAAAGATAGTGGGCTTCTTTCTTGAAAAAGTCTTGGCATTTCCTTTGTAGAGTGGTCATGACCTCTCCTTGGTTGGCCAGAATTACGGCGGAAGGCTACCTCTTTCCACAAAGAAATGGTGGAAGGGGAGTGTCGTCGAACTTGCGAGTTTTACGAGCGACTTCGTTGGGAATGGGAGTCATACACTTGCGGATGGTCTTCAGATGATCCAATGCCTGTTCCAACATGTTGATGTCCATATCGATGTCGAGAACATTGGTAGGACGATCCTGATATTCATCAATCATGAGATGACTGTGGCCTAAAAGAACTTCTGCTTCCTGGTTTCCTTCTGGAGTTCTGATGAAGAGACGAAGGAACTCATCATGTTCGCTTCCCAAACCAAAACCGTGTATCACATACTGTTTCAAGTTTTTCATGATTCCTCTCTTGGTTGTGCCAGGATTACGGCTCCTGGCGAGCCGGTGGATTAGTTAGACGGATGTTCCATCTTCACCACTTGGAAGTAGGGCTTGCCGGTCAAGATACGTGTAGCTTCTTGATATCCATCCACGAATGCCTTGGCGGTTACTTGGAGTTTTGAATCGGTGTAATCTGTCTGGGAGTCAATGACTACTCTGTACACCTTGTCATCATCGCTCTCAACACGAATGGACGTTGCGTCTACACGATTCTTTTCCTTCAATAACAAATGGATCAGGAGTCCCTCTGTTAATTGGGCAAGACTGCGGTTGTCCCACTTCGAAACAAGGTAACCAAGTGGGGAGTTTTCCGAATCAACGGTGACGAATACTGTTTTCATTTTGATTCCTCTTCTGTGGTTTGGTGGCCACATGACTCTCTACCGATGGGTTTCTCAAAACGGTTAGTGATTCCGAAACTATTTTCTCTTCGGCTGTTTGACAGTTGTGTGTGCATCGACCCAATCGCCCGTCAGCTGCGGATCAAGCCTGAGATTGCCACCGGGCAGATGGATCGCCGGGAGTCCACGCTTGACCAGTTTGTAGACGCTGAACTTCGATATGCCCATGATCTCGGCAAACTCCACCACGGAGATTCCCGACTTCCGGCTACGGATTAAATCTGCAAGTGTCACCCTATGTTCTACTGACCAGAACTCCAGATCGGTTAATTTGCTTTGTAATCAACCATTTACAGACACTAACTTTTCACCATTTATTCTCCGTATATTCGCCCATTGTTCGTGTTATCGAGATGGTTAACAAATTGCGGGAAGCCCACTGTTCGCTAATCGTTCGCCTCGCATGAACTGAAGAATTCCATTGCGACAGTGCTTCGCGGAATATTTATTTTTGCCTGGAGATGCCAGTGGCTGGCACCAGTTTCACTGTCGCACTGGTATCGCTCCCGCGAGAGAAAGCGTATCGATTGGGTTCTCGACCACATGAAACTCACACGAGTTCCAGTGAACGAGAGAAAAGAGAATCCCATGACCACGATGACAGCAGTTGAAATTCCCGCCTCCCTGATTGATCAACAGTCAGCCTTGAACGCGACCATAGCCCAGATAATTGCTGAGCAATCTGCGCTCACCACACGTAAGTCGGAAGCCGAGAATTCCTTGGCTCGGATAGACAAGGTGATCCGCATCCTACGGGGCGAAGAGATACTCGCACCAGCCGGTGGTGTAGGGACGCGCAAGCCGATGAGTCAGGCCGGAAAAGACGCGATTCGCGCCGGTCTGCTTCGCTCAGCGGAAGCCAAGAAAGCGGCGGCAGTTGCCGCGTCAGCCGTAACCGCAGCCCCTCAGACCGTCCCAGAGCCGTCCGCGCCTACACCGGCACCCGTTTCCCCGGCGGATACCAAGGGCGGCAAGAAGGCCACGAAGTGACGCCGCTACCGCTCGGAAAATGCGTTGCGACACCGGGCGCAATTGAAGCGATGCGAGAGGCCGGAGTTGATCCGGCTTCTCTTTTGCGCAGGCATGAATCCGGCGAAGATTGGGGAGATTTAGACGCACACGATAAGGCCGCAAACGATGAGGCGCTGACAGACGGCTCCAGAATCCTGAGCGCATACATCCTGCCGACCGGCGCAAAACTTTGGGTCATCACTGAGGGCACGGACGATTCCGGCGTCAGGGAGTCAACCTGCATCTTGTTGCCAAGCGAATACTGAAACCCTCGCGCACGCGTACATGCGCACACAAGGCCGCCTTAACCGGGCGGCCTTTTATTTTGGGTAGTTTCCCATGGTTTTCCACAGACTGTTTTGCTATTTCTTCGGAAAAACTCGGACTTATGCACAATTAGCTCGGTTTGACCATACCCCACGCTCGGGAGAAACCTAATGACAGGAGGCAACACATGGAAACTGACGAATTACCTGCTAAGTATTTACGCGACACCAGGCGCGTCCTGCTTGCTTGCTGTGTCAACTTGTTGACCATTGATCCCGCAATCGAGTTCATGAAGGTGCTGCACCATAACACCCACATGGATTCACCGTTCTGGAAGCAGAACTGTGATTTTATGGGGGCACTCGGGTATATCAAGTACAATCCCACGCCGGGAGCCAAGTACACCAGGGCACACAAGCGCATTGCCGCGAACATCACCAAGCGTTGGGCGGAAAAGGCGGCAAATCACAAGGCCGCAGTCGCGTACTACCAGAAGAATCCGGCTAATCGGGAGATCGTGGATGCCCTCACCCGTGGTGGCAAGTAACCCACAACCATGGGGCCGGTGAAATTGCCGGCCCACAACAACAATCAGGAGGATGCTTTATGGCAAGAAAAGCTGAGCCTAAAGTTACTATCTCGCGGAGGCAGTACAAGCAGTTTCTGGAAACTGCCCTGCAAGAACTTGATCGTGAGTTTCCCGGTGCGGATAACGAGGACACGATCTACCGGATGCTGGTTGGTATCCACAACGCAACTTCAACTAAGGGGTCACCGTTCCTTCCGTTCCACCGCACCACGTGGAATCTCTACAAGCGCGAGACGGCTTAAACACCAACCAAGGGGCGGACCGGCACCGACCCCGCAACCAACTCAAATGGAGGCAGCACAATGGAAAGGAAAACGGTAATCCTGAATACCGATCCGGAACCTCCGGAGACGGCAGAGGAGCAGGAGCCCAGCGAGCACGATGTCTTTCACAAGGCGTTCCACGTCGTTCTTAATCAGCTTGTCGATGATGCAGAACAGAACACCGTCATGGATTATCCGGGCGTAATGTCCGTCGTCATGGCCATGTTCAAAGTCGCGCCCGAGGGTGGCATCGCGTACGACATTCTCAACGAGCATCTGGACGAGGTCATGGATACCTTGTTCTTCCACGACGATATTGAATTTGAGAACGTGTGGAAGGCGAAGGCAGCATAACCATCAACCGTGGGGTCGGCATCGCCATCGCTGGCCCCGCAACCACATCCACCTTTGGAGGAACTACATGTCACTAGCTGATTCAATTTCCGATGCCGAAGGCAATATGCAGCGATACCTTACCGACGAATTCTGGTCAAGGGATTACGAATGGAATCGACCTCGAATCGATGCCTTGCTGCGAGAAATGCGCCGTGTTCGTCTCATGCTTGATGTACGAGGAACGTCACGCGAGTGTCTTTGGCCTCATGTGCTTCCAATCAGAGATATTTTGGAAAAAGAACGTTTGACTAAGTCGGACCACAAGGAACTCAGCAGGATGATCGACGCATTGCCTGGTCAGTAACCATCAACCAAGGGGTCGTGCGCCCGGCCCCGCACAGTTTTGGAGGCAACATGGGAATTAGCCATTTGGATATTAAGCGTGTCACAGAGGCATCGATCGCAGAATTGTCATCGCTCTTAACGCCGCAAATACTAGGCGAGTGGCTAGCGTTCCAAGAGAAGCTCCAGGCGGGACTTAAACGTCAGAGCTTCAACGCGAAGCTCAAGGAGAAATGGCCTGCCAAGCTCATCGCCAACCGAGAAGCAATCGCGCGGCAAGAAGGTCCCCTCAATGCATTGCTCTTTGAAAATGAACTGTTTTGGGAAGTTTGCAAAGAACTTGAAGAAGAATCTATTTGATTTGATATGTCCAGCACGATTTGGCTTCCGGAGCCGGTAGTAGACACCATGGGCAAATCAGCACGGGCAATCTGGAGATCGATGAACAAGCCCAGCCGGGCATTCGAGCGGCTGATGTCGAGGAAGTCTCCGGTGGTAGTGGAACCAATCAAGGAAGCTGATGTGGCAGAAAAGCCATTGCCGCAGCGTAAGGTGTGGGAAACGGAAAACGTGCAAGGTGAGTAGCTTGCCAGTATCGAGTGGATGCTGGTCTGATCCACCAGTCTCGCCTCCGTCCATTTGAGAGTCGGGTTCTCTCCCGAGTTCCCGACTCTACAAAACGATGTTGAGGCAAGTGCAAATAGGACGGGAGGCAACACTCTCCCTTGACAAATACGAGTATGTCAACCAGTGCAGCGCGAGCTGTCTATAGGAGACCGTCGTGAAAACAGTGAAAACAGTTCTAGAGCGTCTCAATGAGATTTCGACTGGTGGGAGTTTGAAGGACCCCAAGTTGTGGGAGGAAATGAAAGCAAGGTACTTCGCGAAGAAGGCTGCACGTATTGCCAGAGAAAAGGCCGCCACCGATGCCAACAGCAAGTGATTACGACTGCAAGTCACCAATTGTGGTTGCCCTCGTTTTCATGCGGAGCAATCCACATGATTTGATCGTTCAGCACAGGCACCAGTTGCGTTGGGCCTGTTTTGAGTGCAAGGAGGACGGGGCATCTGCCCTGTTCTCCATCCTGAAGTATGACAAGGAGTTCGGCAAGTGCCCCGACTCCACGACAACCTTGAAGACGTGGTTGTCTGCCAATGTGAAGAATGACCAGAGAGCAAATCAGGAGCAGGTTCAGAAGTTTCAGGACATCGACCTTATTGACGAATACGAAGTTGACGGAGAATTGCCCGCTGTTGAAGTCGTCATCGATTCGTTTCTGGCCGACGCTCGTGTAGAAGCCGATAAGACCACCTACCACGATGCGCAAATGATTCTGACCGGCGCTTCCATTCCCCAAGAAATGAAGAAGCTGGCCGAGGAACTTGCTCCACCCGAACTTGCCATTCGCTACATTCGAGACCGCTGGAACAAGACTCCAGTTGCTCGAAGGATCACTGATGGCGACTGGGTTGAGAACGCTGAGGTCATTCGTCAGGAGCTTGATACTCAATTGCTTGAGCAAACGGAAACTCGCATCAAAACCTTGTACACGGAAGTCGATGAGTGCTTGGTGCTCGGCAAGAAGGACCTCCGCTGGATTGGGATTCTTGGATACACTCACCACGGCAAGAGCACCTTCCTGCATTCACTTCTCTACAACATGGCTCGCTCAGGGCACAACGTGTTGTTGGTTCCGCGTGAAACCACTGTCTCCAAAACCTGGATCAAGCTGACTTGGTTGCATTCAAAGTGGTTTCCGGACATGCCTCTTTGCTCCTACGACACTTGGTCGTTGAAGCCGCATCTTGTTTCTGACGAGGATCGGCAGACCAAGGATTTCCTGCTTGACGATCTGAAGAGCCGTCGTCACATGGCCGGCAGCATCGATGTTAAAAAGCTGACCACGTGGGAAGAAATCGAAGAGTATGTCAAGGACAACCAATCGAAGAAGAACTACAGCGTCGTTGCCGTGGATTACATGGAGCATTTGGAGGTCACGACCGGAAGAGGCTTGAATAAGCTCGATGCTCAGAACGATATGTTCCGCCGCGCTCAAATGTTCAGCCAAGATTTCAACAATGGCGAAGGAATGTGCGTCATTACTCCACTCCAGACCAACAAGAAGGGGATGGAAACCATCAACAAGAAGGATGGCGAACTTTGGGGTGTCTACGAGCCCATTGATCTCGGAGCCGTTGATTGGTTCACGCAGGTTGCCCACGACATGGATGTTGTGATCGGAGTATGGCAGAACGATCCTACCACCATGACGATTTCATGCCCCAAAGCCAGAGGCAAGCACTTCCCTCCGTTCACGGTCAAACTTGATGATGCCAAGTCCCGGTATGTGTACGAGTCGAAGAAGAAGTACGATACGGACCCAACAGTGATCATGCCGAGGTCTAATGAATTTCTTGCCGACTTGTTGGGCGATCTGTAGGAGGAATGTAATGTCGAGCACGCAACAGTACGAACCCAAGTATCAAGCATGGAGAGAAAAGGATTTCTCCTCGGATATTGCTGTCATGCGCATGACGCCACATCAACGGCTCATGTATCGTTCCCTCTGTCAACGAGCATTCTACTGCTCAACCCGTCCGGACTTACCAACCGATGATCAGGAATTGTGCGATCTTGCCGATGCGGATGACGTTGAGCATTGGCTTACGAACAAGAAAGCGGTAATGCGGAAGTTCATTCTGGACGGCGATGTTTGGTACAGCAGGCGTCTTCGCTCGGATTGGATTGGCATCACCGAAGTCTATGAGCAAACATCCAACGCAGGTAAGTCTAGCGCCAACGGTCGCCAACGGTCCACCAACGGTCGTTGGTCTGGTGACCAACGGGTGACCAACGGTGACCAACGGCCTTCCAACGACCCACCAACAAAAGTAAATGTAAATGGAAAGATAAAAGAAGAAAGTAAAGAGAGCTTGCTTGCTTCTTCTCTTTCCAATTCACCGGGAGAAGACAGTCCTCGTCCGACTCTTGTCCGGAAGAAGACTCCCGGAAACAGTTTCCTTCCGAAGTGGGATGAGCAATCGAATTCTCCCGATTCTAAGACATCGTCGAAAACATCTCCTCCGGTTAAGTTCGATCCGCTCAATTTCAAGGAACCTATTGGCGACGATCTGGTCAAGGAAGTTCGGCGCGTCATGTTCTATTGCTTCAAGGAAATGGAAGACGGTTACTGGCGGAAGAACATCCTGACCCGTGAGGATTTGATTCGTGCCTATCCTGCGATGAAGAAGCAGGTTCCGAATGACTTCACTGTTTCCGGTCAATGGTATCGTGAAATCCGTGTTGTCAATCCCGATTGTCCTATCTGTCAAGGCGTCGGAGACACGTTTGTAGATCATCCTTCGTACACTTCCGGGATGGCCTTGCTTGGAATTGAATGTGATTGCGTGACGTATCAGGAGCCGGTATGGAAAAGGTGAAGAAGGTCTTTCGCGCAGGTTCACTTGATGTGCCTTACATAGTTGAGGAGGAACACCCTATGACAATCGATAAACGCCCAATCTCGGAAATGTCGCTTTGCGAACTTGAAGAGGCCTGCTGTGATGACACAACAACTGAAGCAGAGCGTGACCGAATCCTTGACGAGATGCTGAGACAAGTGAATGAGGAAGTACATGAGTCCGAGCAGCCCAGGTAGTCTATGTAAGGATTGCCAGCGCCGCGCATTACCCGGTACGCGGTATTGCCAAGATCACCAGACTGACAACCAAGCAAGAGAGAAACGTCATCTCTACGATGCCTTTGGAAGAGACGAAGAACTTCGTCCGCTGTATCGTTGCAAGCGATGGGAAACAACACGCCAAAGAGTATTGCGCAGAGACATTCTCTGTCGGATGTGTGGTCATAAGGCAAGCACTGAGGTTGATCACGTTCTTCGTGCAAGACTTGTATTGGACAACTTTGGATTAGATGAGTTCTACAACATCGATAGACTACAGGGTTTGTGTCATGACTGTCACTCTATGAAGACTGCTCACGAGTCAGGTTGGGCAGGAAGCAAAGGCACACGGTTAGATAACCTGAGCAATCGTAGCAACACGACTGTTGTGTGTGGGCAGGCATGTAGTGGTAAGAGCACATATGTAGAGCAGCACAGACAACAAGACGATGTCTGTTGGGACTACGACGAAGTGATGGCACGCATCACAGGGTTGCCTTTGCATCAGTCACTACAAGGAGCGATTGGGAGTGTGTTGGCGGATCGTGACAACTTCATCCTAGGTACAGCGACGTGTGAGTATCGCGTTTGGATCATATGCGCGAACCCCCAAGCACACATCGTCAAGCTGCTGAGCGAGGCTGGAGCTTCGGTGGTGACCATGCAGACGCCTGATGATGAGTGTCAGCGACGACTACGAGAACGACGCAAGCAAGAGGCACTAAATAACCCCTAGTTATACCCGTACCCGGCGGTGGGCGTGTAGGGGCAGTACCTCGTGTACCCGTACCCCGACATGATCTCAAAACAGCAGTTGTTCGCAGCCCGGTGCCGCACATTTTTACGCGCGTCAACGCTTCGAAGTTTGAATAGGCTTCAAAAAATGCCATTCCCACGTACACCTACCGCAATCCTTGAAGCCAAGGGAGCCTTCGAGCAAAACCCCAATCGTGCCCGTCAAAACGAACCCATTCCCGGTGGCAAGTCATTAGGCAGTCCGTCGCCGCACTTGTCCCTTGAAGAAAAGCGAGTTTGGCGCGATATGGTCAAACGCTCGTGCCCTGGTGTGCTGTTTGAGTCTGACCGTGACCACTTTGAAATGTGCGTTCGGCTTTGCACGAAGATGCGCTATCGTTTTGACCAAATGACCGCAGCCGAAATGAGTCAGTTCATTTCGCTAGGCTCGCGCTTCGCTATGACTCCCGCCGACCGAAGCCGGGTGACCGTCGCCGCTGCGCCGAAGTCATCACTTCAAAGTTTCCTCGCTAAAAAGCCTACCCCTATCAAACTCGTAGCAAATTCATGAAGCCGGTGAAACCCCATCCCGCCTCATACACCGCCTGACCTTCCTCAGCCTGACGACCTTTGAATATCTAACCCCTCTCCAGAAGCCCATGCCCGGCTCCATTGAGTCCTGACAAAGGCCGCGTGTCAATCCCGCTCCGCCGAGCGACTTGGGACAACTTCAAAAAGAGGATTCTGTCATGGATAGCAAGACTCTCAACGCTCGCAAAAAGGAAATTCTGAATCTTCAGCAAGAGTTGCTCACCAAGGCAACTGCTGAAAAGGGTCAGTTCACGGCTGCTGAAGACGAAATGTTCAGCAACTGGACGAAGGAACTGGACTCAATCAACACCAACCTGACTCGCGTCGCAGCCGTTGACAAGGGACTTCTGGAAGTGGCACAGCCCACCAACCAGATCATGGTTCCGGAATTCAAGGGAGCCACCAAGAAGTTTGCGAACTGCACCTCCGAGTATGCCACTGCTTTCTGGAATGCGTTCAAGTCTCGCGACTTCCGCAACGCGGCACTGGCAGAGGGCGGCACAGCGGCAGACGGATCCTATCTGGTGCCCAGCCAGACTGATCCCAGCATTCCCGCGATGGCTGTCATCGAAGCATCGGCTCGCAAGCTGTCCCGCGTCATCACCACCTCGATGGACATCAAGTTGCCCTTTCAGTCTGCCAAGACTGTAGCCACGGCCAAGGCTGAGTCAACCAACTCTGGTGCCAACGCATTCGGCACTGCGGTTCCCTCGTTCCTGACCACAACTTTGTCTGCTTTCATGGCCGGCAACAGCATCGCAGTTTCCTGGGAACTGATGCAGGATGTCGCGGCATTGTCTCAGTTCGTAACTGCCGATTTGCAGAGAGCAGTTTTCAACTATGAAGAGGGTCAGTTCATCGGATCTGCTTCCCTCGGCACTGGCACAGGAATGCCACTGGGTTATCTCAATGGTGCAACCGTTCAGACGACCGCTGCTCTGACCATCAGCACCGTCCTTGATCTGGTTGCTGCACTGAAGGCTGCTTACTACCCCGGTGCCAGCTTCCTCATCAACCGTGGGGAATTTCACCGTTTGTACAAGGCACAGATCGCGGCATCGCAGTTCCAGCAGTACATCACCTACGATGCAAACGGTCAGGCACGGCTGCTTGGCTTCCCTGTGTCCTTCTCCAGCGCGATGCCCATGTACATTCCAGCCGTCGTCAGCCCTGTAGTTGCCGCCGTTCCTGGCGCGGTACTGTTTGGGGATTTCGCGGCAGGATGGGTGATCGGAGACCGTGGCGACAGCAACATTTACGTGAAGGTGCTCGATCAGGTTGCTGCGCTCAATGGTCAAACTGTTGTTTTGGGCTACAGGCGCACCGACCAGCGTTGCACTTTGCAGGAATCGGTTCAACTGCTCACCACCAACGCTTAATCAACCGCAGCAGTGTTCTGCTCACGATGCCTCAGCCCTTAACCGGGTTGAGGCTTTCGTGTGTTTGCTAGTGATTCTAAGTATTGGGACTGCAAGGTACTATGACTATCGAACTTAACGGAGTCGTCGGTGTTCCTCCACTGATTTATTCAGCCGACGAATATATTGCTGGAGTACTGGACGGTTCAATAATCGTAGGGCCTTGGATAACGAAAGCGATACAGAGACACCTTAGAGATCTAAAGCGCAAAGACATCCGTTTCGATCCAGCAGCCGGTCAGTATGTCATAGATTTTTGCGAACGATTCTGTATCCCGAGCGCACAAACTGAACCCATTGTCCTGATGCCGTGGCAGAAGGCCGTGCTGTATATCCTGTATGGCTGGAAGAGGTTAGATGGGACACGTCGATTTCGCCGACTATACCTTGAGATAGCCAAAAAGAATGGGAAGACCGGACTTGCCGCTGCTCTCGCACTGTATCACTTAATCGCTGATGGGGAACTGTCCGGTCGTGTGTATTGCGCGGCAACTGCTCAAAAGCAGGCTCGTGAAGTTTTCAACGAGTCAGTCGCGATGCGCGACAAGAGCATTGAGTTATCTACAGCCATTCATAAGTATGGCAACTCTCCAGTCCTATCCTTGTTTTCACCGGAGACTAATTCCCGACTGACGCCACTCGCTCGTGGTGCGGATACCTCAGATGGAGCAATTGTCTCCGCTGCGATACTCGATGAACTCCATCGGTGGAAGCTGACCGAGAACCTGTGGTCAATTCTCAGGTACGGCGGTGATACACGCAAGCAGCCCATGTTGATCTGTATCACTACAGCAGGAGCCAGCGCGAACAAGTCCACGCTGTGTTGGGGTGAGCACGAATACTGCACTCGCATTCTTGATGGGATGATTTCCGATGACGAGGTTGCGGCCTTCATCTTCTGCCTTGATCCAAAGGATGACTATCGCATAGAACGCAACTGGGTAAAGCCAAATCCCTCTCTTGGAGCAATCCTTCCTCTCACTGCTCTTAAAAATCAGTTCGCGGAGAGCCAGGGTAAGCCAACGGCTCTTGGTGAATTCAAAAGATTCCGCCAGAACATCTGGACTGACGAAGCAGCAGATCCCGCAATAGAGATCGCGACTTGGGATGAGTGTTGCACAGAGGACATAGAGAAGCATCCCGATTCAAGACGCCTTCGCAAAGAGGCTATCGAGCAGTTGAAGGGCAAGCTGTGCTTTGCCGGAGTCGATCTTGCACCCAAGATTGACACGTCTGCACTTGTACTGGTGTTCCCTCCGCTCACGTCGGAAGAGAAATGGCGAGTGCTTGAGTATTTCTGGGTTCCGGCAGACAACATCAGCGACCGTGTAAAGCGTGATCATGTCCCATACGACACTTGGGCGAAGGACGGTTTCTTAGAGCCTACACCGGGCAACATGACCGATGTCCGGTACATAGCTGAACAGATTACCGAAATCAACAAGTTATACGACTTGCGAGAAATCGCATTTGATGACGCATGGAGTTCCGAACTCGTTAGGATGCTTGGCGAGTCAGGATTCCCGATGCATAAGTTCATCTCGCATCCCCAGACTCCTCAAAAGATGAATCCTCCCTGCCTTGAGCTAATGCGCAAGATAGAACGTCACGAACTCTCTCAAACCAACAACCCAGTCATGCGCTGGCAGATGAGCAACCTGCGCTGGGCCACTCAGCAGGGCACAGGTTTCATCAAGCCTGCTCGTGACCGTAGACGGGAAAAGATCGATGGCTGTGCTTCATTGCTGATGGCGATCTCCCGAGCCATCGACCCGGACAACATGATCAAGCCCAAGCGCAAGTTCTTCATGGTGCAATCATGATGACGATTGTCGAAGAGGTGGTCATCTACACGAAGGAACATCCGGATGTACTACAGCGGGAAATCGCTGTTCATTTCTCGCTTACGCAGAGTCGTGTAAGTCGGATTATCTGTAGTGCCGGGCTGTCGAAGCCCTATAGATCCGGTAGACCAATCAAACGTCAGTCCGGGCAAACTGACGACGAATTTTACTGGGAGAGCATTCTTCACGCGGCTGGGTTGGGGATGGATCGTGCGATGAGACTTGGTGGAAATCGTATTCAGTACGGGTACGATCCGATGCTATCTAAACCTGAAGACCGTTCTATAACCCTTATATAGAACCCATTGGTTCTTGCTCAGCCAGCAACTTGCCCATAGGCAACAGAGGCGCGATGAATCCTTTCACTAAAATAAACTCGATCATCCGGTTTGCTTTCAAGAATGAAGGTGAGAGCACTCTTGCCGCGCCGAGTGGAGATCTACTTCAAGCTCTCGTCGGATTCCCTGCATCCTCCGGAAAAGCTGTCACTCGCGCGACCGCCGTCCGTGTCGCCACATTCCTGAGTGGTGTGCGGGTTCTGGCAAACGATATTGCCAAGATGCCTCTCATCCTTCGCCAGACTTCTATTGTCGGTGGACGCCAGCGTACTTCTCACGCAATCGACGATCCTCTCTATCCGATCCTTCGCTTCTGCCCCAACAGCTACCAGACTTCGTACCAGATGCGCTGGTTTCTCGCCAGCCAACTTATCATGAATTCCAATTGCTATTGTCAGAAGATACTCGACCAAGCCGGTGAAATCCTCGCATTGATTCCCCTGCAAGCATGGAATATGGCCCCCCACTGGGATCGTCAGACCAATCCTCCCACTCTATTTTGGCGCTATTCCGACGGACAGGGCAACATCCGGGAATTCAAACAGAGCGAAATCTGGCATGTGTCGGCACTCAACCTCGAAGGGTTCGGCCTGGAAGGTTCTTCGATCATAATGTTGGCGAAGGAGGCCATCAGTCTCCTGATCGCCTCCGAAGAAACTGCTGGTCGCACATTCTCAAATGGGTTGGGGATGGGTGGATTCTTAACGAGTGTAAGTCCTGACACTGCTCCTGATGAGATTCAGGCCCAGAACACTGTTGACAGACTCCGGAAAGATTTCAGCGGCTCGCAGAATGCTGGGAAATTCTCCTACATCCCGAATATGAAGTTCGAGAAAATGGCCTGGAACGCGAAGGATAGCCAACTTTTGGAGAGTAGGAAATGGGACGCGCAGGAGATAATTCGCGTGCTAGGAGGAGCGCCCCTGCTCGTTAAGCTCGGATTGGGTGAGCAGAATTCTACCTACGCGAGCAGCACGGCCTTCCTCGACGAATATTTCAACACAGACTTATTGCCGTACACGACAGCCATTGAGCAGAGCATCACGCGCGATCTCATTCCGAAGAAACAGTGGGCCTCACTGTATGCCAAGCATGACGCGGATGTAATTCTCCGTGGTTCGCCCAAAGAACGAGCAGAGACAAACCAAGTCCTGATCAACAGCTACCAGTTGACTCCGAACGAAGCCAGGGCAATTGAAGATCGTGACTCCATTGATGGCGGAGACTTCCTTACTGGTCCAGCAAACGGAGCTATTTTCGATCCAGTTCTGAAGGAATTCTTCATTCCGGGACAAAAGCCGCCAAGTGCGGAAGGTGAAGAGCCTCCGGCAGCGGTCAAGAAGCCAGTTACTCCTCCAGAAGAGGGTGACGTGGCAGGTGGTAGTGATGCGAGCAACTTTGCCACACGACTTTCAGCGATTACCAATTCGCTTGTTGATCGTATTCAGCGAAAGGCAGCAAAGACTGATCTCACAGCCCAGTTCGTCTCAGAGGTTCTGGTCTGTTCGGTTGACTCAGCACAGAGGTACTGCGACTCCTACAAGACACTTACCCCAGCGGATCAGCAGAAAGCGTTGGTAGCTCTGGCAAAGGGAGAATGACCATGGACCCACTCAAGAAGGAAAAGAATCCAATCGCGTTCAAGGCGCAGGTCTCTGACGACAAGACTCTGAGCATCGACATGTTTGATGTCATCGGACAGACCATGTTCGGAGACGGGATCACGGCAGAGTCTGTGAAGAACGCAATGGACGAAGCCGGTGAATACTCTTCGGTCGTTCTGAATGTGTCCAGTCCTGGCGGCGATATGTTTCAGGGAGTGAGCATCCGCAACCTTCTTTCGCAGTGTGGCAAGCCGGTCAGCATAAACGTGGTTGGCATGTGCGCCTCCGCCGCCTCTCTGGTGGCCACCGCCGGGAAGGTGACCATGGCTCCGGGCACTTGCTACATGCTTCACGAAGCTCAGGGCATGTCCATGGGAGATGCGGATACGATGCGCAAGATGGCTGACACGCTGGATACGGTGACCAGTTCCGCGAGTGCTCTGTACACAGAGAAGACCGGCAAGTCCAAGAAAGACATTCTGGCTCTCATGAAGGCAGAGACATGGATGACGCCGGAACAAGCAGTCAAGGACGGTTTCGCAGACTGTATCGGAGGAAAGAAGATGCAGGTCACGAACTCCTTCGACCTTTCGCTATTCCGCAACATACCGGAAGAGTTTAAGAATCAGGAAAAGACAAAAGAGGTGGATGGCGAACACCTCACTGCTGGGGATTTCTGCTACGTGGGGAATCCTGACGACACCAGCACTTGGTCCCTTCCTTGGAAGTTCAGCACGGCTGAAAAAACAAAGAGCCACCTCAGGGATGCCTTGGCTAGATTTGACCAGGATGAAGTAATTCCTCCTGCTCACCGCGACGAGGTGTACGCAAAGTTGCTGCGGCTCTGCAAGGAGCATGGAATTGAGGTCAGCCGTCGTGGCAACGCGAAGAATGAATCGTCACTCGACATTTACGCTCACCAACTCGAAATCAACAAACGGAAGTAGCCCATGTATCAGAGAATTCTGACTCCTCGATCAGGACCAATTGTCACGATAACCCAGCTATGTAATTTTGCCAGAGTTGACGTACCAGAAGCGGGAAGTGACGATGAGGACACCATCATCACGTTCATCGCTGCTGCCACTGACACTGTTGAGATAGCGGCTGCCACAGCGTGTTTCAACGAGCAAATGCTGGAGACTTACGACTACTTCCCCGGCCAGCAAGATCCGCGAAACTACCTGTACTCGGAATTGAACTACGCCTTCACCGCGACGCCCTATTGGTGGTACGGGTTTCCGACGAAGGACAGCATCGAGCTTGTACGTCGTCCAGTCCTTGTTCCCACTTTATCTCCGGTGGCCAATACGTTGACCATTCAATACAACGATCCAAACGGAGTACAGCAGACACTGGACCCGGCAAGCTACACAGTCTTTGCGAACAAAATCACGCTCAATATTGGGTTCCAGTGGCCTGTAACGGATAGGCGTCAGGACTGCATTCAAATCACCTACTGGGCTGGATACAGTGAAAACGATCCGATGCAGGTGCCTGCCCAACTACGAATGGCCATCATGTTTCTTGGTTCTCACTTCTTGGATAACCGAGCAATTATCGCGGTAGAACCCACATCTGAGATTGCTGTGACTCTGTCCAAGATGCTTCAGAGCTTCAAGAGTTGCCGGATTGCGAGGTAATCATGCTGCCCAAACGACTCAGCACCGGCATACGATACCTGAGCGCATCGCAGTTCAATGTGCCAATCACGATCACCCAACCAAACGCAGGTCAGGCGACGGATGGCACCCCACTTCCGGAAACCATTGTTGCGACGACTCATGCCAATGTAGCAAAGTGGCGTGACCGCGAAGCGGACAAAGCGCAAGCACGCAACGCGCAAGGATACTACAAAATCGTGATCCGGTATCCCAAGACCTACAGCATGGACACAGGAATGAACATCCTTGTACGCAACCAGAGACATCTCATCGACGGGTTTTTGGATGAGGATGGCCAGAAGATCCAGTTAAGCATTTCCACTTGGGTAGAAAACGACACGATAGGTACGGGCGTTATCCCCGTTCCTACTCCTACTCCGAGTAGTGACTTTGCGGAGGAAATAATTGCCTCGATTGTGTTAGGAGAGTAGCCACATGCAGGTAATGGTTGGCAACAATTACGGGTCGTACAACTTCAACGCCGCCACAGGTGTCATCACTCTGTCTGGTCTACCAACTCCTCTCACTGCCGGACAGGTGAAATTGATTGTCAACGCAAAGACAAACACCATTATTTTCAATTTGGCCGACACGACTCGGACCGCCGCAATCTCTGGTAGCACAATTGTGTTGTCCTACAACACAGGTGCGATGGGCAACTCCGACCCGCTTCAGATCTTCATGGATGTGCCCGCAGAGTACGTTCCGCAGGCAGTTGTTGGTACGTTCTGGCAAGCCACGCAGCCGGTAAATGGGTCCGTCAGCGTTGCCAATCTTCCTTCTACTCAGACCGTGAGTGGTTCGGTCAGTGTCTCAAATCTGCCCTCCACGCAGGCTGTAACAGGAACTTTCTGGCAAGCCACTCAGCCTGTTTCTGGCACTGTGGCGGTTTCTGGATCAGTTGCCGTGACAGGAACTTTCTATCAAGCCACTCAGCCTGTCTCGGGTTCCGTTTCCATCACGGGAACTCCCTCTGTCAGTGTCAGCAACTTTCCGGCTTCACAAGCGGTAACTGGAGTCTTCTGGCAAACCACTCAGCCTGTTTCAAGCACTCAGCTTCCTGCTTCACTGGATGGTTCTGGGAATCTCAAGGTTGCGATAGAGAATTCCTCGATAGCTGTCACTGGCACGTTCTGGCAAGCAACCCAGCCTGTTTCCGGATCAGTTTCGATTACCGGGACACCCAGCGTCAGTGTAAGTAACTTCCCTTCAAGTCAGGCTGTCACTGGCACCTTTTGGCAGGCTACTCAACCAGTGTCCGGAAGCGTGGCAGTTTCTGCCGTGTCCGGATCAGTGGCCGTGACAGGAACTTTTTGGCAGGCCACTCAACCTGTCAGTGGTTCCGTTTCGATTACCGGCACTCCAGCCATTTCAGGGACTGTCACTTCAAACCAGGGGTCTGCAAACACCGCAGCGAACGCATGGCCGACTTACACTACAGTTTCCGGAGCGGCAGTTGATCCGCGTCAAACCCGTGCTCTGACTTCTGCTGATCAGGTAACGATTGCAAACTCATCGTTGGCTGTCGTCACAACTGCCCAGCAAAACACCACGGATGCCAACAACACGACGACTACTCCACTGGCCGCAAACGCTGTCTTCACTGGTGCGGCAACCAGTGTTTCGAACTACGCTTCCGTGGAGATCGGCATCTACTCTGACCAGTCCTCTGCCACAAATGGTCTACAGGTTGAGTGGAGTCCTGATGGCACGAACTGGGATTATGTTTCCGCAGTGAGCTACACTGGCGGCGCGGGACTTTCAATCCCATTCCCAGTTCAGAGCAACTACTTCCGCCTCATTTACACCAATGGAGGAACACTTCAGACTTCCTTCCGGCTCTATGTTTTGCTGATCCCGGTCAGCGTGATCTCCCCGACTCAGGTTCTGTCTCAGCAGCCAACCAATGCGAATTTGGCTGTCCTGAATCGCTCTGTATTGACCGGCAGATACAACACGGCTGGTGTCTACATGAATGTCGGATGCGACAGCAACGGCAACCTACTGGTCGATCAGTCTTTCATCGGGAATAGTGCCATAGCAATTTCAATGCCGGGTGTACAGAAAGTTGGCGTGGTAGGAGGCTCAGGAGGCGGAGCAGTTGACGGTGCCCAGAATGCCGCTGCTCCTGCCAATGCTCTAGTGATCGGCGGTGTTTTCAATTCAGCCGTACAGACCATTACCACCGGCCATCTCACGGCTCTTCAGACGGACGTAACCGGCAACCTCAACATCAATCTCCGTGATCAGTATGGTAATCCTCTCCAGTTGGAATCGGCGGCTCCGACGGCTGCCAACTACTACCGACTTCCGGTAAACGCGATTCCTCTGGCAGCCGCTGGCATCGGAGCTTCTTGCAGTGCGTATCTGGGTGCCGCCCAAGCTACGGCAGTCAATCTCAAGGCCACCAGTGGAAACCTGTATGGTCTGGCGATTGTCAGTGCCACTGCCACCGCTGGATTTATTGAATTCTTTGACACTGCAACCACTGCGACATCCGGAGCGGTCTGGGCAATTCCGATTGCAGCAAGTGGGACCGTCATTATCCCACCATCGGCCTTGGCTCTGATGCACTTCGCCAATGGAATTGCAATCAACGTCGCTTCTCCGCTGAACGGAACAACGACTCAGATTACTTGGTCCGGAACCGTGATGTTCAAGTAGGAGGTTGAATGATCGAAAAGGGGCTGTTCCGACTTATCCAGACCGATGCCAATGTCGCCACACTTGTCACCACGACGAATGGTACTGGGGTCTATTGGATTTTGCTGCCGAAGGGCGCAGCAGTTCCCTGCATCATCCTGTCTCGTGTGGCCACTGACGACACGTATGCAATGTCCGGCACGATGAAGTTCCGAGGAGCACTGTTCCAGGTTGATTGTTACGCGGCCAGCTTCTACCAAAGTTCAGAATTGGCCGATATAGTTAGACACTTGCTGGAATCCTTTAGAGGTACACTCGCCGAGGGCACCGTGGTTCAGGGCATACAGACTACCAAAAACTGGTCGATGCCCTACGAGGAAGGTGGCAAGGGCTTTGTGTATAGGGAACTGGTTGAAGTTCGTGTGTGGTACCAAGATAGCTAGTTGTCTGTATTGCGAAGGTCGGCCTCGTATTTCTCGGTGTCTGTCTCCATCATGGCATGAATCCTTTGGTGCTCCGCAGTGCTGCATTGTGCAAAGGTTACGGGGGTTATCTTCTCCCAATGTCCCTCAGTTGCTGCCGATGATCCTACAAACCTTTCGTGTTTATCTGCGGTAGCCAAGCACCCTTCAAGAGCAATCTTCTGTAATTCCAGTTCCGTCCTTGCCTGACTGCTTCTCATGTCGTTAATGGCGTGAACCAGCATAAGTTCTTTCTCAGTCTTAACCAACTCGCTGAACTTGGCTGCTGTGACACGCTTAATCGAGAATCCGATAGACGAGTGCTCCTCAACGGTGTAGATGTGTGACCCCCTCACAGTCTTATCGCACACAGTGACGTCTTGATTTTGCAGCGTGCTGCAAGTAAGTTGGGTCTGTCCTACGGCTGATGCCATCGGCACCAACAGGAGCAAAGCTGCGATTGTCAAAGTGATTTTCATGATTCTCCTTTTCACTAACAACGATACCCCCACCTAACCAGTAAATACCGGCCCGTTTTATACGTGTCTAGGCTTATGTTGAAAACTATTTAACCCCTATATGTAAGGCGAAGGCGAATACAAGCAAGGCGACTAACATATGGCTCCATCCTTCTTGTGTCGTCTCCCGCCCTGGGGGATAAATGGCTATCCAAATTGAAGGTCTCGCCGAACTCTCCCAACTTCTAACTGAAATCACACCTCAGGCAGCGAAACGCTACTTAGGTCGCTGTGGTGATAGTGCGGCTTTGCCCTTGCTTGCGGCAATGCAAGGGACCGTTCCAGTGGGCGTAGGAATTCTTGAGGAGCAACTCAGCTACTCCAAGAAGTTCCTCAGCGATGGCGACGAAACCACTCTAGAAATCAAGATTGGCCCAGAGAAACCAGCCTACTGGGGAAGTTTCCAAGAGTTCGGAACCTCCACTCAGGCTGGACAGCATTGGATGGGACGTGCTTGGGAAAGTTCCAAAGATGAGGTTCTGAATGTCTTCGTCGAGGAAGCAAAGGCTCTCATTCAGGACTTGGGAGCGAAGAAGAAGGGATAACAGATGTCCGATTTGCCCAAAGTAAGTGGAATACTCCCGGTCGGGTACGGAAGCAAATACTTCCGCGTGGCGGCTGATGCCTTCCTAGCTTCCACTTACGAGGGCGAAGAGGGCGTGCGGGGACTACTCGAACTTGTAATCCTGGACAACAACGAGATCCCCATCAAGGACTTGATTCCCGACGACCCAAGAGTCGTGTACTACCACTGTGACCGGATGCCAGTAGGCTCACTCCGTAATCTTGCTACGTCGTATGCGACGGGTGACATCTGTGTGACGGTTGACGAAGACGACTGGAGTCACCCCGAGCGCGTGCGTGACCAAGTTTGTCGGCTGATTGTGACAGGTAAGGCAGTGACTGGTTTCCACTCAATCTACTTCTACGACACGAGCAATGGAAACACCTACAAATACTGGTACGAACCGGGCAGGAATCATATTCCGTATGCCTGTGGTTCAAGCCAGTGCTACCTCAAATCCTGGTGGGAGAATCACAAGTTTCCGGCAACGGGCGTTGAAGATTATGCCTTCCAACATGAGGCCTTCGAGAACGATCAACTGGACAGCATCGACGGTGCAGAACTCTTAGTTGCGCGAGCACATAACGACAGTATGTGTTTCCCTGCACAGCTTGGTATACACCGACAGTTTCCCACAGTTCCCAAAGAAGAACTTCCCGCAGAGTTCTATAACGCAATAGCTCCCAAGGCTGTTGCAAAACCACAGAAGAAAGTAACAACACAGGAGAGCAACCATGAGTAACCCCATCGTAGGCATCGGAGACGCATTTGAATTTGCCTCCGTCTTGACTCCCGCCACATTCACCACCCTCGCTGGTGTGACCTCCATTGCGATTAGTGGGGACAAGGTTGCAACAGAAAAGACCACGACCATGGCAACGGTCAACGGTGTTGATACGTTCATTGGTTCAACTCAAGACCCTGGCACGGCTGATGTCAAGGGGTGGTTCCTGCCTGGCGATACAACGCAGGTCACTATCGAGGCCATCCGTGCCGCTGGCGTAGCCGTGCCCATGAAGGCACTGTATGGCTCGACCAATAGCTGCGCCTTCAGTGGAATCGTGGAATCGTTCACGCCTTCTTGGCCGCTGGAAAAGAACGCGACCTTCGATCTCAAGATCAAAATCAGCGGACCGAAAGTTTACGTCTAGCCAACTCTGACATGGTGGGGACGAAAGTCCCCTCCTGTGTAGCTGAGGAACTCATGAAAGACGAAGCGATTCTCAAACTCGCAATCACACCGCACTTCAAGCTGTCCATCGACAAAGAAGACGGTACGGCGCCAGAGGTTTGGTGTTTGTGCCTCGACTACAGAGCCTTGGCTCGGATTGAAGATGCCACCGGCCTCGACTTGAAAAAGATCGACGCGTGGAAAGACATAAGTTCCGGGAAGCATTTCCCAAAGATCATCTGGGGATCTTTGCAACGCTTTAACCCCGAGGCTGATGTTGAACACGTTTTAGATCTTTTGAACCCTGAAGCCCAGCGCATTCTCTCAGACAAACTCTTTGAGCTTTGTTTCCCAGGGGTCAGAGAGGCTTATCAGAAGGTTCTGGATGACGAGGGCAAAGGTGTAACTGCCGACCCAAACGTGCCAGCGGGGACGATTACCTAGAGCGTCCTCCTGTGACATGGGTCGATTACTTCGCCATGGCAAGGTACGACTTGCATCTCGATTTGGAAGAGTTCTGGAACTTAACCCCGGGGATGTTTCAAGCGCTCTGCAAGCGTCGTAATGTGGGCATCCGGTATGAGAGGTACGCAAACGCTTTGACTGCATCGGCTGTGTACAACTCGGCGAGATCAAGCGAAGACTCCCCGCTCATCTGTGCCTTCGATTTCATCCGGAATGAGAAGGACTCCGCCAAGTTGGAAAAGTTGAGGGAGGGTAAGAGGTTCTGCAAGAAGGTCATTGGTCAGTTGCCAATGACGACTCCGCGCTCGAAGTTTCTCGACGTTCGCCGCAAGGCCATCATCGACTTGGCCGCGAGTGGCTACGAGACTCCGGAAGCACTATTTGACAGTGTGTGGCCGAGCTTAAAACCCACCGAAGAAGAGAGCACGTCATGAGCGAAATCGGCGCACTTATAGTCCGTCTACAAGCTGAGACTGCTGAGTTTCGGGAGGATCTCGGAAAGGTAAAGGGCGACCTTTCTGACCTTTCTGATAAGGGCGGTGAAGCTGGTCGCGGTATGTCCTCTGGAATGGGTGAAGCTCGTGGCGGTTTGATGCTTGTTGAGGAATCGGTAGGAGTCAAACTTCCCCGTCATCTTAATTCCCTCATTGCCCAAATCCCTGGAGTTGGTGCAGCCTTCGCGATGATGCTCCCGATTGCCGGTGTGGTTGTAGCCATCGAAATTATTGCCAAGCTGATAGAGAAGCACAACGCGGCGGCAGAAGCAGCAAGACAACTGGGGTTTGCTGAGCAGGAGTCAGGCATCAAGGGCCAGATGGCTCTCAACAGTCTGGATGACAAATTACTGGTTGTACAAAAACGTACTGACGAACTGACGGGCAACCATCTCGGCGCTCTCAAAAAGGAACTGGAACTCATAGATCACCAGTCTCTCAGTAGTTTGATCGCAGAGTTTGAACGGTTTGGTGGAGCGGCCGAGAAAATCATCAATGACATTCAGGCGAGTGTCGGCAAGATGGACATCTTCGAGTCAGGTGTCAAGGGTGTCAAGAGTGCCTATCAGGAGTTCACGGTTGCTTACGAAGGGTATCTTTCCACTGCCACCAAAGCTAACGGAAATGAAGAGAAGGCGGAAACACTCCGCAAGAATACCCTCCGGGACGCACAGGTGGTACTGAATGCCCAAAAGGAAATCGTTGCAATAACCAGTGACCAGATACGTGTACAGGATTCTCTGAACACAGTTAAGAAGGATATGGCTGTCCTAGACGCAGCCGGCATTGGCGGCACAGAGAAGGACATTGCCGCACAGCAAGCGTGGGTCAATGTCTTGAACCTCACTGGACAGGCCAAGGAAAAGATCGCTGCCATCGGAAAAGGAGAAAAGGGCAACGCTGGCATCGCGGCAGAGAATACCTCACTCGCTGAACAGGCTGCCCTACAGAAGGTTCTCACGTCTGGAGTGGAGCAGCACAGTCAAGCGTTGATCAAGCTCGCCCGTACTCAGGCTGAGACCACCATGGCCGGAACCAAGGGTGGCGAAGACGACAACATCGACGGCAAGTTGGCGAAGCAGAAGGCTGCGATTGAATCCGAGAAGGACGACTCCATTGCGGCTTCAAGGGCATCGCTAGTAGCCAAGGCCGCTGACTACGACGCCGACATGAAGGCCGCTGGTGGCAACTCAGCAAAGAAGAAGGAACTGACCGCACAGTGGGCAAACGAAGTCCACGCCTATTCGGATGCTGTTGTCCAGTTCAATGCCGATGCCGACAAGCAGATAGTTGTTGCTGATCGTACCGCCGCTAACGAGCGTGCAGCCATTGCTAAGGCTCTTCAAGCAGCGACTGCTGATGGTGCTATGAAGGCTGCCATAACAGCGGCGGAGCGTCAGAAGAAGATTTCCGATCAAGCTGCCAAGGACGAGGCTGCTCTCCATCACAAGACTGAAGCTCAGACTCTCGCGGCAGAACTTGCTGCCAATCAAGCGGAAATCAATGCCGAGAAAACCGCATATCAGACTCGTATCAACAATCTGGATAAGTTCGACAAGGACTATGAGAAGAAGGTCAAGGAGCTAAACGACAAGATAAAGGAACTGACTGTAAAGGGTCAGGATGACGAAACACAGATCATCAAAACCGCTGCCCAGAAACAGTTGATGGAGATTAAGTCTTCCGAAGACAGGATGAAGGAAGCAGTAGCTTCTGACGTTGCGAACTCCATCGTCATGAACAAGTCTCTTGCAGCCTCCTTCCGCCAGACCGGCGAACAGATGGCTGAACAGATGATTAAGAACCTCATCATGATGGAACTGACCGGAGACAAGGAAAAACTGATTCATGCCAAGAGTGCTTATGGCAAAGCGTTCGACGCTATGTCAGGCATTCCCCCGGCTCCGATATGGGGATATGCAGCCGGTGCTCTTGCCTTTGCAGCAGTTATGAGCTTCGAAGCCGGAGGCAAGATTCCCGGCGATGGTCCTGTACCCATCGAAGGTCACGGTGGAGAAACAGTCGTGACTAAGGCTCTCACTGATCGAGTTGAATCCGCTGAAAAGAGTGGTGGCAAGAGTGCTGGTCAGCACACCTGGAACTTCGCTCCACAAATCCACGCAATGGACGCTGAAGGAGTAGATCGAGTGCTTGCCAAGCACGCTTCTGTGTTTCAACGGCATGTAGGCCAGACCATGCGGAGGATGAACAAGTGAACTATCCTATCATGCCTCAACTACCGATATCCATGGCTAGTGGGATTCACAAGACTCCTGTGTTTAACACAGCGAGACAGAAGTCTGCTGCTGGTTATGTCAGCGCACTTGCTTTACAGCCATACCCTACTTGGCAGTTTGAATTCTCACTTGACCACATTCAGGGCAACGAAGCCGCAGCAAGCACTATCTTGGCTAAATTCTTTGGCGTGTTCATGTCCACTTGCGGCGGAGCCATCCCATTTCTATTCGTGGACCCGCAGAATAGCGGAGTTCTTACCGATCAGTTTGGGACAGGAAATGGGACCACGACTGCCTTTCAGTTGAGCCGCAACATCAATGGCGCTGTAGACATTGTCCAGTTTGTGATTGAATCACCACTTATCTATATCAATGGAACACTCACAACCAGTTACACGATGTCTGTAACTGGAGTGGTCACATTTTCTACTCCACCGGCTGTCGGCGCTGTCCTGACTTGGACTGGTAGCTTCTACTACCTCTGCCGCTTCTCGGAAGACACGCTGGATTCAACCCGGTCGTTCTCGATTAACAACGGACTCGATCAGTGGATGATTCAGGGCGTCAAGTTTCAATCCGAATTCGTCATGGGTGCGGTTAATGGCGCAATCGCTGAGCCAGGAGGCATAAGCGGTGGATTCATTTTCGTAAATGGAGTACTGGTGGGTGACACCTCGGGCACTATCACGGTCAACGGAGACACGCTATGATTCCAGGACTCAATTTCATAACCCCTAAGTATGAAGAGTCTTGTAACCTGCATTCTACTTGTGTTTGGGGCAATGGCTGGAGCACAGAGTAATGTGAACTTCTCCGATACCGTTCCTGCCGCTCCTTCTGGTTCGGTCAATGTCAAGTGGCAGCACGACCTCAATAATCCCGCCAATGTATCGGCGTATGTCCCGTTGTCGAGTCTGACCGGAAACTCTTTCGACAACCTTTACATCACTTCTTCATCGCTTCCTACTTTGTTCTTTGCTCCTGGAGGAACACCGGCAGGTGAGCTTGAGTTGACTGGAAGTGGCACATTCGATCTTGGCAGTGGACCTCTGGGAAGTTACAACGGAACTCTATGGCTCGCTGATCTACATGCTACGGATAACGTGTATTCATCGGCAGGGCACTTCAACACTGTCACGCTTACAGCCGATCCGACAACAGCCATGCAGGCGGCAACCAAGCAATACGTGGATTCTCAAGGCAGTCCTCCTCTCGTGTTCAGCAATCTTGATGATTCTCTAACGAAGTGGAAGCCGGTCTGCGTCCTGTCTGCGTGTAACCCTGGTGGCACGGATGCTCCCGCGTCAACGTCTCAGACCATAAACAATGTGTCACCCTCGCTAGATGGTCATTCGATGCGTATTTCAGAGACCACGAATGCCTCGTCAACCCAGACTAACGCTCTCTGGGTATATTCGGCAGGGTCTTGCGATAGCTGCACTACGACTACCTCTGATTTCGAAGTCTACATCACGAATGGAAGTGCGGCTGACAACATCGAATTCGATTCGTTCATCTTTGATGCCAGTGACTCGCTAGATTTCATGTTCGGAACTCAGTGCAACCAGACACTAGGGTTTTGGCAGATCGCCAATAATAGCAGTCCATGGCAGACGTCTTCTGCCGCTTGCAACCTGACTTCCGGGACGTGGCACCACATCGTTGAAACTTTCCATCGTGTCCCCGGTGATACCAGTTGTACCGGAGGTCTACCCTGTGAGCATTTTGACACCATTTCTGTGGACGGGAATGTAAACGTTATCAATATGTCCTATGTGGCAACGACCCTTCCAACTGGATGGGCTTCAACGTCGGGACTTCAATTCCAGATCGATATTGGTACTACGAGTTCCGCTACAACGTGTGTTTTCGGCAAGGGTGCGTGACGCGATGTAGCTGACCTTGTTAAGTTGAATCAGCCGGCGAGGTTGGCTGATATTGAGCAGGAGAAAGAGCGCAACG